TCTGCTTTATTGCTAAAATCTAAAAGTCTTTGGACATTTTTAAATTCTTGATGTATTTTTGTTTTGATATTATCGGATATATTGTCGATATTATCCAAATCTAATTTTACACAATCATATTTGTCATCGAATACGATTGAGTCATTTACTATGTCTTGAATTGCTCTATCAACTTCTGGATATAAAGCCAATGATCGATATTGCTGTATTTGGGTGTTCTCTTGTATGAGAGCACCGCCAAAGTCAAAATACTGACTGAAAAAACCACCACCCTCTACGACATAGGTTCCATCGTAGTCTTCGGGTGCAACGAAGGAGGGCTGGGACTTAGGTGGTTCCAGCCCTCCAAATTCGTTGTCTTTCTGTTCAGATTCTTGCTTATCTTTTTTAAATGAAAAGCCAAATATATCTTTGAAAGCCATAATATAAAATTCTCCTTGTAAGTTACTTTAGTATTTATGGTGCAGCGATCAATGGTGGTACGCCCTGACTGCTAGGATTTGATCCACCACCCGGTTCCCAGAAATCATATGCCATTGTTACTGTGAATTCAGCAAATGTATCCGTCATATCATAAGACATGTCAATTGGTGAAATATCGATTGGAAAACAATGTCTCATAATATGAGATTGTGTAAAACCGGATTGGGATGTTGTTGCTACGGAGTTTACTACATCTGCGTGATAAACAGTCCAATCTGATGTTAAACTATAATCTAAAATATGAGATTCACGATGATTCATCAAATTTATCCACGATTCAAATGTTTGTTTTAATATTTGACCGGGAGAAGACGAATCATATATTTGAATTGACCAATCCGCATACGTTCTTTCACCGGAAAACTTAACAATTCTACCTTGCCAAGCAACTGGTATTACACCTATGCTAGATCCGGGTAACGATGTTGCTTTGCAGTAAATATCAAATTTTGCGCCACCAGCTGCGGAGGACGCAGACGCTTGATTAAAATTACCATTACCTCCTTCGCCGTTAGTTACTGCTGTCGGAAAGGAACCCATAATTTTAAATCTATTTGGTCTTGTTCCTGAAAATGTTTGTCTAAAGTTTCTTATTCCTGTTGCCATTTTTGTTCTCCCTTATTTTTGTGCTAGATTTTTATAATCAATCATAGTGGACTTGACAAATTCTTGTTCGTGAATGTCAATCTTACATAATTGATTGCGGTTACTGGTTTGACCAAAATATCAGCAACAAATATTCTTTGTTGAATCAAATCGGGGGTATTATTTGAAGAATCACAAATAATCTTATAATCACTTACTCCTCTTTGACCCTTAATTTGGTTCAATGCACTATCCGCAGCAAGACGGAATCTTGCTCTGGTGTCTTCATCATTTTGCTCAAAGAGTATTGCTCTTGCGACAGGGGACAATAGTTTTCTGAGGAAGATGAATAGTCTAGAGACATTGATTCTGGAAAGAGTAGATGTGTCTGAAGCTCCGGTCTTGTCACCAAACAATATGGTTCCTTCGCCCGGGAATGTAACTACTGGATTAATTCCAGCATCAAACGCAGCATCTTGTTGTGCATCTGTTAGATTTTGTTCTATACGAACAACATTTAGAATTCTACCGCGGATTCTACCGGCAGGGGAGAACCAAGGATAGAAGTCTCTGTCGGTTCTAGCAATGCATCCTGCAACATCGGCAGATACGTTTGTTCTAATCAAATTTCCTGCGGTATCAAAATGTAACTTATGACCCCATGTGTGGACATATTTGTCTGATTTGAAGTTTTGGTTTGCTCCACCAATTGCGGTGGGAACTGCATCACCCGTTCCGCACATAACACCAATTGCAGCGAAATCTGTGCCAGACTTTGCATCAATAACAGTTCCAATATCAGTAATGTGAAGATCTGAGGTGCCACCGTGGAACATAACATCAAAATCTATTTCATTTGGTTGCAAAGATGTATAAACATTCACTGTATTTGCAGAGGATCCAGTACTACCAACATAGCAAGAAGCGCCATATTGCAAGAAATTATGAACCGCCCACCATTCTTGTTGCCATGTGCCCGCAGTGGCATTGCTTGCGGAAATAAACGCAGCAGCAGATGGGCCGATAGAAGCAATCAATGTTGCTCCTGTCATGCTAACTGGGGACGCGGCATTTGTATTGTAAGTATAATTTCTTAACCGAGTAAACCAATCATTTATATCGTTTGTAAATAAATAACCTTGTTGCTTTTCTGAAGTTACGCCCATTTTGGTCAAAAGGCCGTTGCGAGAAACTAATGCTCCTACTGCTGGTCCTAAAACCTCTCCAAATGGAGGTGAAAGTGATTCGTCTACTATTCTTACTGTAACATTTGGTCTTGCCATTTTATCTTCTCCTTGATAAAGTAATAATATATGTCAGTGATATGTATTGTTTTTTACATTTTCATGTAAACCAGTGTTTCATATCTATAGGTGCGTCAAATTCCACTTTTTTGAGTGGTTTATCGCTTAAGATCCAATAATCTTCGCCTATTTTTTCTGCTTTTTCTGGATCTTGTCCGCCATCATCAAAAAATCCAAAAGGCATAATTTCTGATTCTATTTTTTCTATTTCGTGTTTATACATGTCCAGACGAATATCCAGATCTGTCAAATTTTTGAAAAAATCTTGTCTGGTTGCCCATGCAAAGAAAACAAGGCACATTACTAAATCGTCATTATGGCCGTCGTCTGCTTCGAAACTTGTTCGTTTGGCAATAAAGGTTGTGAGCTCGTCTATTATATCTATATCTTCAATTATTAATTTATCTTGCTCAATCAGATTCTTTAAAACCGAGCATCCTAGTTTTTTAACAAGAGTAGTGGTTCGAACGCCCATTTGTTGGTTTCGGTTTCCATACTCAGTAATAATTTGACCTTTTCTGCCTAAAACATTAACTTTGATTAAATTTTCATATTCGAGATCAGTATGTAAAATATCTGCGACTTGACCACCTATATCATTGACCTCGACTAAACAATAGGCATCATTATACTTTTTACCAATTGATCGGACTATAGATGGTAAAACTAAGGGGGATGTTATATTATTTCGATACTTAGCGACAATTTTATATGGAGTTTGAGTAACATCCAATACTACCACTGCACTATAATCCTTTCCCTGTCCCCGTGATGTATCCACGGTCATGAAATAGACATGATCTTTTTTAACATCCTCTTCGTCGTTTTCTTTTCTTACGGGTTCTTCGTAAATCCAGAAACCGTCTTTATTTCTCACGAGTGGTTGTTTCCAATACATGGAATTCAATTTAGCTGAAGATATCAGCGTATTGCTTGAACCAATAAAATCACATTCGAACTCCTGCTGGAACTGTCTATCCGATGTGTTTTGAATTGTTTTTTGTTTCCATGCTTCATTTCTCAGAGGACCGCCTGGATATTCTGGAACCTGACTCCAATGTACATCTATTGCTTTGTATTCGTTTTTATTATTAATAGCACCCTTCCAGAATTGATAAAACATATTCAATCCGTTTGGTGTTGAAATAATAATAACTTGAGTTGTTTGACCAGAGGTTACTGTTGGATATACGGAACTAAAGAATTCTTCGGATACATTTGTAGGAACGTGAGCAAACTCGTCCAATACAAGAATATTATAAGAACCACCACGCACCGCACTTGAACTGGTTGCTGCTGCAATTATTCTTGAACCGTTTTCTAATTGAATAGAGTGTTTATTCCATTCTACTATTCCTTGTTGCAACCATAATGGCAAATATTCATATGCCATTTTAATTCTTGCTAAAACTTCTCTTGCAGCAGATTGTTTATTTGCAAGAATGGCTATATTCATATTTTGGTTGAATAATGCTTTTTGTAGTAAGTATCCAGGACCTACAGTTGTAGTTTTTCCTGACTGTCTTGGTAATTTACAAATGACATGTCTATTTGTCCATAAAGTATTAATTATATTTTCTTGATAATCGTATAAATCAAATGGAACGATACCTGAATCTAGTGACACTACTTTGATATAATTTCTAGCAAAATGTATAGGATCGCTGGCACATTTTAAATATTCCTCTACCTGTTCTTTGGTAAAGTCTATTTTAACACCAACTGGTTTTAAATTGCTATTTCCTAAGTAACCTTTTCTGTTATATTTAACCGGCATCGTCTTCGCTTTCTGCATCAATTAAATTTTCACCTGATTTAAATTGACTTCTTGATTTATTTAACAAATTCTGTAGGTCGGTAGTAGAACCGACATATATTGAATTGTTTGTTGTATTTTTAATAGAAACTTTATCTTTATCTGCCTCATTTGCCTTTGTGTGCAGATCTAGAAGATCCTTGTTCATCTCACTGAGTGTTTTTAGAAGGGTCGCAGCGACCTCATACGCTCTCGGAGAGTCACCTGCGGTCGCAACCCGCATAATTCCATCTACCGCGTCCATACCCGTTCCTATCAATTCCTTAATACCATCTCGGGCAGAATCAAAATCTGTATTAAGTAATTGCTCTCTTCTTTCGCGTTTTAATTGCGACAATTGTTTTTTATCAACTATGGCTTCTTTTGGAGAATCCGTAGGTTCATATTTTATTTCAAGTGCTTTTGATATTTTTTCTTCAGACATAATTTAAACCTCATATTACAGAAGACCCATCTGTCATTGTGACGCTTCCAGTTGCGGCATTTCCTGTCCAACCAAAGTCCGTAATAAAATTGGATGGAGCAGCAGTAGAACCCAACAAAGAATTGAAGAAATTGACTTCGGATGTTTCGATAGAAACTGGCGTTCTTTGTTTGATTTGTCCATACACATATGTTTTTGCTGTAAAATCAAATACAGATGTTATCAATCTTCTTGTGGAAAAATCACCCTCAAAATCTTCATTTGTTGCCACAGAGTTTAAA